TGCATATCCGGATTTAGCCGCCGCAAGCGCCGCCAGAACGGGTTTATAATCGCGTCCGCTTCCTCGTATGTATGCGCTTCGTTTTCCCGATCCAGCGTCAGCGTGATATATAGCGACTGCGGGGAAAACGTCGCGTTGAATTTCCGCGCAAAATTGCGGCGGGCGATCTGCCTTTTGAATTCCTCGTATTCCTCTTTGCTGCTAAATCGCGGGCGCGGCTCGTATTTGCCCGCGTCCTTTACTCGCTCCGGCACGGTGTAAACCTCCTGTTCGCATACGCTCCCCGCGAAAATGCGGCGTTTTGCCCTCATTTTTTCGACCTCCTGCATTGACAAGAAGCCGCACAAATGCTATACTGTATATGGTTATGTGTTGCATTTGTGCAGCTATTTAACGTTCATCGGTTGCCGCCGATGGGCGTTATTTTTTTGTCTGTTTTCATATCCCGACTACCTCCAGCAAGCCCGCTATGTACGGATCGCGGCGGCGTTCCGGCGAAAGCGTCTTTGCAGCTTCGCGGCACTCTTCCCGCAAGCATACCCGCTCTTCAAGGTTGAAGGAAGAAGCTGGATCGTGAAGCGGAAAATATGCTTCATAGCTTACAAGCTCCGCTTTCCTGCATTGCTGCCCGTGATACCTGTTCAGCCGCAAAAGCCTTTTCTTTACTGCGCCGCATACATACGGTTCAAAACTCGCCCCCGCGCTGATCCCCCTTGTAAACGCTTCTTCCGCAACTATAACAAGTTCGTTGTATGCTTCCGCTATAATATCTTCCATTTCGTACCACACATTTTTATTGCGAAGAGCGCCCGACATTTTCAGCGCGGTATATTTGACAGGTTCTAACGCCGCTATAATTGCCGCGTCCCGCTCCGCCTTCGTTGCGAACGGCTTTACGCGCGGTTTATACTCCGCCACTGCTGCTGCGTAATGCTCGAATAGCTCTTCCGGCATTACCCCCAGCGCGCCCGCGATAAGCTGCGCGGTTGTGTCCGATATTGTTTTCATTTCTTCTTTACTCGGTACGCCGCCAGCCGCCCATATTTCTAACTTTCCGATCGAACCTCTGCTAACGCCCGCCCGATCCGCAAGCGCTCCTTGCGCCCAGCCGCGTTTCCTGCGTTCCTCTTCAATCGTGTTTGGGTAACTCTGGAAGCGGAAATTGAATTTTTGACTTCTCGTTTTTCCGCCCCCTCAAATAACCTTGCACGTGATATGCGCTTTGAACGCCTTGCCTTTGATCGCGTCAAGGTACGTTGCGTAATTCGCCCGCACAATATCCGCTTTCATTGGTGGCGGCAAGAACAGTTCTTCAAAGTCAAGGGCAAATTCAAGATAGGGAATAGCCTTCCGCTTGCAATTCCGGTGCAATGTTCCCATTGTGTAGCTATCTTCTTCCATACCCGCATACGCTGCCGCAAGTGCCGCCATCTGTATGCAATCCGTCCCCAGCACTTCCGTTTCGTAGCCTTCATACGGGTGGCAACCGCCGCCGTGCTTCTTTTTCCGCTTGCTCATTGTTTACGCTCCTTTCGCCTCTGACGGCCTGCCGTATGAAGTTTCTTTCGGCAAGCAGCCGTATTTCTTCTTGTGCCATGCCTCGAACTTCGCTTGATTGTCCGGATCATCGAAGAAACTTCCGATTGCTTCCAGTAGCCCCCGGCAATGCGCCGTTATGACGGGTTCTGGAATAGCCGCAATTTCAACCGCAATCGCGTTCATATGTAGCGCCTCCTTTTCAGACTGCTTGCGGTTCATAGCGTTTCGGTTGCAAGAAGGTGTCTACCGGAATATCAAGCGCCCCGCAAATCAATTCATATTCCGCAAAGGTTAAGCGCCTGTGTCCGTTTAGCGTCAAACTGATTTTTCCAGCCGGAACGCCCGTTTTTTCGCTGATCCAGTTTTGCTTAATGCCATTTTCTTGAAGGTAATTTTTGATTTTCGCTTCAACTGTCATTTCTGATCGCTCCTTTCTAAAATCTCGACGTTCGAGATTATCTTTATTATAAATCTCGACAATCGAGTTTGTCAAGTATATTTTTTCAAACTTCGAGAAATATTTATTGCGAACATCGATTTTTTGTGGTATATTAAATATGGGTGATATTATGACTTTCGGAGAGCGGTTAAAGAAATGCAGAAAAGAAAAACACCTAACTCAAAGAGAGTTAGGCGACCTGATAGGCGTAAAAAATAATTCTATAAGCAACTGGGAAAAAGATCAAAATGTACCGGACGGAAATAAAATATTGCTGCTTATCAAGGCTCTTGACGTAAAGCCAGAAGAACTCGTAGGCGACTACGATCTAAACACCCTTGCAGAACTTGAAGAAGAAGAGAGGGAAAACCCCTCTAAACTGTCAACAGAACAGCGGGCGGCGCTGGAATATGCCCGCGCGATTTCTTCCGATGTATGGAAAGGAACCGTTGTTCCCGTTGTCCGCGAAGTAGCCGGAACATTTGCCGAAACGGTTGACGAAGTAACGCGGGAAATGATTGACATTATGAAGGATTTAGCCGCCGAACAAAAGAAGGCGGTTCTTGATCTTGTTAAGGCTATGCACTTCGGCAAAGGCGGGAAGGGGGATAAATAATGCAAGAGGCATTAAACGCGGTTATCTATGCCCGCTATTCCTCCGATCGGCAGACAGAACAAAGCATAGAAGGGCAGTTGCGGGAATGTTACGCATTTGCGAAAGCGAATGATATAGCCGTAATTGATACCTATATCGACCGCGCTATCAGCGGAAAGACGGACAACCGCCCCGCCTTTCAAAAGATGATAGAGGACAGCGCAAAGCGTCAGTTTCAAGCCGTCATTGTGTACCGCCTCGACCGCTTCACCCGTAACCGCTACGACAGCGCAATTTATAAAGCCCGCTTGAAGAAAAACGGCGTGAAGGTTCTTTCCGCTATGGAGAATTTGAACGGATCGCCGGAAAGTATCATCATGGAAAGCCTGCTTGAAGGCATGGCGGAATATTACAGCGTTGAATTGTCGCAGAAGATCACGCGCGGCATGAGAGAAAACGCCTTGAAGGGTAAGGCGCTGGGCGGTCAGCGCGTATTAGGGTACAAGGTCAATTCCGATTGCTATTTTGAGATCGACGAAACAACCGCGCCCGTTGTCGTTGATATTTTCAAGCTGTACAGCAGCGGCAAGACGGTAAAAGAAATATGCGATATTCTCAACGCTCGCGGCGTGAAAACGGCTCGCGGCGGCGCGTTCAATAAAAATAGCCTGCATACTATCTTGACGAACAAGAAGTACATAGGCATTTACAAAACAAAGTATGGGGAGATCGTCGGCGGCATTCCAGCGATCATCGACAAAGAATTGTTTGAAATGGTGGCGTTGCGTATGGAGCAAAACAAAAAAGCCCCCGCAAGAGCGAAGGCAGAAATAAACTATTTGCTTTCAACAAAGCTGTTTTGCGGTAAATGCCGCTCCGCTATGGTGGGAGAAAGCGGCACAAGCAAGACGGGCAAGAAGTATTATTACTATGCCTGCGTCAAGAAGAAGCGTGAAAAGGCCTGCGACAAAAGCAATGTGAAAAAAGACTGGATCGAAGATTTAGTAATCCAGCGTACCGTTACGGACATTCTGAAAGACGATGTTATAGAGAAGATCGCGGATCGGCTTGTTGAATTGCAGAAGGCGGAAGCCGCCGAAAGCGGGACAATGCTTTATTTGGAAAACTCCCTTGCTGAAATTCAAGTTTCTATCAAAAACATTATGACCGCGATTGAAAAGGGGATCATAACCGAAAGCACGAAAACCCGCTTGACTGAATTAGAGGACGAAAAGCGCAACGTTGAAATAGAGATCGCAAAAGAAAGCATTGCGCGGCGGATCATCAGCAGGGAACAAATTATTTATTGGATTTCCAGTTTCAAGGACGGCGACATAACAAGCGAAAAATACCGCCAGCAGCTTATTGATACCTTTGTTCACGCCGTTTTCGTCTATGATGATAAGATTGTCATAACCTACAATTACAGCGGCGAAAACAATACCGCTACTATTTCGGATTTAGACTTATCAAGTCCACCATTACAATCTAATCCGAACATTTTTGTAACGCTTGACGTGTTCGGGTTAGTCGTTCAGATTGAACGCTAAAGAAATAACCCCGCTCGCCCGAAAGGGTGGAGCGGGGTTATTCTTTCTTCTTGCGTTCTGTTCCAGCCTGTATAGCTGCGTCAATCCCGAAAAGGCAAATAGCCATATCGTTTATAATTTCATTTCGCCAGCGAATTACGGTTTTTAACCCTTTGTCGATCTGGAAGCTTACTTCTTCCCACGTCATTTCCTGCGCGTCCTCGGGTAGCGGCGTTCCGTCCACCCGCTCCTTGAAGTAATACAAACGGATAACGGCAAATTCTTTCCGGTCTTTGAACGCCTGTATTACACGATCCAGCCGCTTGAATTCCTTTGCGGTTATATCGTATTCCGCTTCCTTGTCCTTCTCCATATCCTCTAAAATATCGTCCGGACTTTTCCACGCTCTATTCGGGTTGAAGCGTACAACGCCGCTTCGCCCCTGCAATTCTACCCGTGTATAAGCTGCCTTGTCTGAAACAATGCGCTTTAACGTCGGATAGCTGTATAAAAGCTTCTCCGTGATTTTGAAGTAGTTTCGTTCCGGCGCTTGCTGCTGCAAAACTTCCACCGTCTGCCGCGTCGCCTGTGCAACCGCCGCCGCGATTATATCAAGAACGTTTTGCGGTAACTGTTCCATTCTGTCCGCCCTCCTGCGTTTCCGGCTCTACTACTTCAATATTTTGATTTTGTGCAAGCTTGCAATAAACGCTTAGATCGTCCTTGTAGCCTTCAAAATCATCTATGCGGGTAATCTCGTAATACTGCCCCTTGTATTCAACCAGCATATCGGTTGTAATGCCGGTACGGTAATTCACAACAAACAATACTTCTTCCGTTTCGTTTACCGTCGCGGAAGCAAAGAATTCACTTCCGGAAAGCTGCCTGTAATACGCCCAAAGCCGCCCGCTGTGTACGGGTTGCCAAACGTATGAAGCAAAGCCGTGATCGTTTACCGTGCGCGTTTCTGCAATGAAACGTATTTTTTTGTCTTTTAGCTTCATTCCTCTTGCCCCCCTCGCTTTCAATGGTACTTTTTACAATGCGCTTATAAACTCGTTGTATTTCTCGGTCAAGCCCACGTAAGCGTCAAGAAGGCTCGCCATACCGTCTATGCGTTGCTTTGCCGCTTGATTTTTTACCGGCGTTATGTTCCCGTTGCGGTCTGTCTGAACGCCTGTATTTGTCAAGCACCACTTCAAGATCGGGTTATTGTTGTAAACAACCCGCTTTGCCTGTAAGTCTGCCCCTAACTGCTGCATGGGAAGGGAAAGCGTCTGCGCGCCCTGTCTGCACGGGATCATACTAAACCCGTTCGCCTTCATTTCCTCCACCCAATAGCGGGCGCTCCATGCGTCATAGTAAACCCACGCCGGAACGATTTTATATTCCTGCGTCATTTCGATAAACCACGCTGTAACGTCCCTGTAATCAATCGTATTTCCGGCGCACGTCCGCAACAAGCCGCGATCGCGCCACTTGTCATACGGTATCTTTTCTTCAAGTACGCGCCTTTCAAGCGTTTCTTCCGGTATCCAATACATTTGCGTTACGTACCGCTTTTCTGTTTCCTTGTCTACCATAAGCAGGGTAGCGCACGTAAGGTCAAGCGTTTTCGACAAATCCGCGCCGCCGATCGCAAACTTGTTCTTGAAGCGGGCAATATCAAAGGTTTCCGGATTTTCTATATCGTCAAGGGTAAGCCACGCCGTGCTTAACGTGTCCTTTACGTTGAATTCCTTAACAAGCAAGCCCCTAAGTTCGCTCGGGTTGTTCTGTGCGCGGGCAATTTTTGTTTTCAGATCGTCCAGCTTCTTGATTGTGCCTAATGCCGGATTAGCCTTTTGCCACGCTTCCGGCTGCGTCCATTCCTCGCGGCTGTCTAATTCATAGAGGATCGGCAAGAAGGTATCATCTTTGAAAACGCCGTCAACGATATTGCAAGCGGTCGCATACATTTCATCAAAGATACACTCGCGCACCGTTCCCGCCGTCGTTATCATAATCAAGAGCGGCTGGCGGCGGGCGCTCTGCGAC